TGATATAGCACAGCGAGTGAATGAAATAGACGCTTTAAAAGTAATAGTGCTTGACGATGCAGAAAGAAAACAACAAGTAAAAAATAAACGCAATGGTAAAGTGGATAACCAAGATTTGGAAAAATAAGTGGCATATTGTAAAAGGTGTTTGGAATAACATCTTTAAAACAAAATACATAGAGAAGATAGCTGCCGATAGAATGGAGATCTGCATGCATTGTCCGGATTTAGATCTGGAAGGAAAAAAATGCATGATGCCTGGTACGGCACCTTGTTGTGGAAAGTGCGGTTGCTGTCTAGAATACAAAACAAGAGATCTGACTAGCGGATGCGGTAACTTAGAGGCTCCAAGATGGCATGCTATAGAAAAAGAATCTTAAGAGTACTAACGCTTTCAAACCTCAACTCAAATGTTAACCTTTCAAGCAGAAAATCATAAATATACTAGCATAGATCCTAATGATCAAATCGAATGGACCAGTGTAACAAGTTTTGTGGGACTGTTCAAACAAAAGTTTGATGCCCATCCTCAAGCTGTTAAATCAGCAAAGAACAAAAGATCCAAATGGTATGGAATGACGGTTGAAGATATCTTAGAAGCATGGAGCTCTGAAGGTAAACGCGCAACTGATTTAGGAACCTGGTATCACGACCAACGTGAAAGAGATCTTACAGATCATATTACAATCGAAAGATCAGGTATCGAAGTTCCAATTATCAAACCCCTATATGATGGCTTAATAAAACTTGCACCGGATCAGAAATTGGTTGACGGTGTATATCCTGAACATTTTGTATTTCTTAAATCGGCAGGAATATGCGGACAATCAGATAGAGTGGAAGTAGTAAGACAACATGTAGACATCATTGACTACAAAACAAACAAAGAGATCAAGAAAGAAAGCTATAAAAACTTTGAGGGACTATCGCAGAAAATGCTAGGCCCTCTTGTTCATTTAGATGATTGCAACTATAACCACTACGCTTTACAATTAAGTATCTATCTTTACATCATTCTTAGACACAATCCAACATTTAAACCAGGAGAACTATCTTTGCAACATGTAATATTCGAAGAAGACGGAAAGGATAAGTTTGGATATCCTATAGCTAAAAGAAACCAAGACGGTGAACCAATCGTACAAGAAGTAGTAACATACATGCTTCCGTATATGAAGAACGAAGTAATATCAATGATTAACTGGCTACACGATAACCGTAGCACAATACCCGCAAAAAAATAATGGATACATTATTTGTAGGAGAGATACCATTAGGTAAAGGCTTGTTTGAGCAAATCTCAGAAAGCAATAAGCGTGTTTGGAATGCACAGACAGGAGAAAAAGGAATGCTTATGTTTTTCCATGCTATAAGAGTGGAGGGTTTAATGCATACTCTTGGCAGATTGGTAGAGGACAATAAAGTAAATCAAGAAGAATTAACAAGTATTCAGGAAATGATAAAGTCTCCTGACCACGAGAATGTAACAATGGCAGAATTAATAATGGAAGAATATGGCAAGTAGTGATGAATACCAACAATTACAGTTCTGGCAAAACCTTAAAAAAAAGAAAACTTTCTGTGAAGAAGTACAAGACAAGTTTTTAAAACAATTACAAAAAGATACAGAACAAATGATGTACCCTAACATAGATAAGAAAAATGATACCAGAAATATTTGATGTAGAAGATAATCATGTAGTGATAACACCCAATTGCTTATTGATCCCCGAGCTAAAAGCTATAGTAGATAAGTATAAGGATCCCATACCAGCATTAAGCTTTTTACATTATCTATATTGTCCTAAAGGACCGTATTGTAATGTTCCGGAAGAAGATAAAGAAGAGATCCTGCTTCAGGATTATCCAGGCGAGTATACTCTTGAAGATACAGAAATGCTCACGGCTATGGAAAAATTAGCTAGCTTTACAATGTCTCCGACTTATCGTTATTACCTCGATAACAAGTTCCTATTAGAAAAGCTTGGTAAATTCGCAAGAGAGCAACCAGTAACTGCAGGAAGAGATGGTAACTTTGCAGGGATGCAATCCCAAATCAAGAGTGTAGGTAAAACTGCTCAAGAGTTTAAACAACTAGAAAAGATGGTCCGTGAAGAATTAGATGAGAACAAGACAAGAGTTAGAGGAGATAAACGTAAAGCATATGACCAATAATGGACGAACCGTTTATAATTGTTCCAACCTGGAAAGCAGACGAATGGACAACAACTAAGTTTCAAACACGTGAAGATTTCATTGCCTTTGTACTACCGCTGTTTAAAGAACCTGGTAAGTATGAGTTTGATGAAACCACGCATGCCTTTAAAATACAAGCTCAAAAGTATGATGAAAAAGGATACTTCTGCGCATTCAAAGAAGGATCCCGAGATCACAGAAACTATTGGGATGATCAAAAAAGCAAATGTAGAAACGGTGCTATTTATCACGGTGAAAAGAATACTTGGTATCTTCCAAGAGAATACTACATGTGGCTAAACTTTCTTCCAATCTATCATAAGATGAAGAAGAAGTTTACTTTCCCATTAATCTGGGATACACAATATCACATGGCCCTATACGAGCTTCTTGCAGAATTGCATTACAAGCACGTGGCCATCCTAAAGAAACGTCAGATTGCTTCTTCCTATTATCACTGCGCTAAGATGATAAACTTGGTATGGTTTGAAGAGGGTCCTGTTTGTAAAATGGGTTCTTCTTTAAAAGATAAGATCAATGAGAAGGGCTCTTGGAAATTCCTGAGTGAATACAAATCTTTCCTTGACAGCAAGACAGCTTGGTATCGTCCGATGAATCCAGGTAAAGTAATGATGTGGCAACAACAGATCGAAGAAGATGTTAACGGTCGTCCGGAACAGATAGGTCTGAAAGGTACTATACAGGGAGTTACTCTAGAACAAGATCCTACGAACGGTGTCGGTGGTGACTGTAGACTCTTCTTTTATGAGGAGGCTGGAATTGCTCCTACCATGCAGGAAACAAAAGAATACATGCTTGCCGCTTTATCTATGGGTGAAGTAGTAACTGGTATGTTTATCGGAGCCGGTTCTGTAGGTGCGCTCGATCAGTGTAAACCTTTGGAGAACATGATTAAGTATCCCCAGGTGAATGATATCTATGCAGTAGAAACAAACTTGATCGATGAAAAAGGAACTATAGGAATGGCCGGATTATTTATTCCTGAGCAATGGTCTATGCCTCCTCATATTGACAAGTTTGGTAACTCATTAGTAGAAGAAGCTTTAGCATCTCTTAATGAGTCGCGTATTCAAATGAAGAAGGATCTTACACCAGAGCTTTACCAGTTGAGGATCTCACAAAGACCTCGTAATATTGCTGAAGCATTTGCCAATAGAACAGTGTCTTTATTTCCACAGCATCTTATTGCTGCTCAAACAAGAAGGATAACTGAGAAAGAATATTCATACGAGTTTATAGAATTATTCAGAGATGCCAACGGTCTTATAGAGGCCAAGCCAACTAACAAGATGCCGATCTCAGAATTTCCTATTACGAAAAAAACAGAAGATAAAACAGGAGCAATCGTTGTCTGGGAGAAACCGGATAAGAACTTTGAATGGGGAACTTACTATGCATCTATTGACCCTGTATCAGAAGGAAAGACAACTACCTCCGACTCACTCTGCTCTATCTTTGTTTATAAAAATCCTATCGAGGTAACAAGAATAGACAGTCAGAATACTGAAAACTTTATAGAGGGTGATAAGATTGTTTGTTCATGGACAGGTCGTTTTGACGATCTTGTAAAGACACACGAACGATTAGAACTCATCATTGAATGGTATAAGGCTTGGACAATAATTGAAAACAACGTATCTTTGTTTATTCAGTATATGATTGCCAAGAAAAAACAGCAGTACCTGGTTCCAAAAAACCAGATATTATTCTTGAAAGACCTTGGTTCAAATAACAATGTGTATCAGGAATACGGTTGGAAAAATACTGGGACCCTTTTTAAAGCGCACTTATTGAGTTATCTTATTCAGTTCTTACAAGAGGAAATCGATGTACAAACTAAGGAAGATGGAACCATTGTTAAAATCAAATACGGCATTGAGAGAATACCTGATCCTATGGCTATGGTTGAGATGGGTGCCTATGGTGATGGAGTCAACGTCGATAGATTAGTTGCTCTGGCGGCTTTAGTAGCCTTCGCAAAAGTGCAACAAGCTAACAGAGGACATAAGAAGAGAGTAGAGAATACGGACAAAAATCATTTGGAAAAGTCATCAAATTTGTTTAAATTAGACTATACTCCGTTCAGACACATGGGACGGGGTGGACCGCGAGATGGTAAAAGACCACCTCGTAGCCCATTTACAAACATAAGATAAAGTTATGGAAATACTAAATGCAATGCAGCTTAAGGCTGGAGCTAAAGCGAAGTATAATCGCATGGGTTCGATAACACAACCTATTCAGTTTATACCTCGCAAAGACAAAAATCCTGAATGGACTGCTTGGAACTTAGATTGGTTAGAGTGGAACGGATTAAAACAGATTCGTAGAAATGCGCGTCGTTTGATGAAGAACTATAAACTAGCTAAAGGAATCATAGACAAATCTGATTACATTGTTGAAGAAGACAATGAGATGCGTGATCTGATCGAGACCTTAACTCAAGAAGATACAACAGCGTTAGAACTAAAGTTCTATCCGATTATACCCAATGTTATAAATGTCCTTACATCGGAGTTTGCTAAGAGAAATAGCAAAGTAACTTTTAGAGGTGTAGATGAATACAGCTATAACGAAAAGATGGAGCAAAAACGTCAAGCAATAGAAGATGTTCTAATGCAAGATGCTCAAGCTAAGTTGATCAATAAAATGATTGAACAAGGTGCTGATCCAGAAGATCCTGAGATTCAACAACAAATGCAACAGCAGATGTCTCCGGAAAACTTAAAAACCTTACCTGAGATACAAAACTTCTTTGATAAGACCTATCGTTCACTTAGTGAAGAGTGGGCAATGCATCAAATGAAAGTCGATGAGGATCGATTCAAAATGGATGAGCTAGAAGAAAGAGGTTTCCGGGACATGCTTATTACAGATCGTGAGTTTTGGCATTTCAGAATGAATGAGGATGATTACGAAGTAGAGCTTTGGAATCCGGTATTGACCTTCTATCACAAATCACCTGAAGCCCGATACATCTCCCAAGGCAATTGGGTAGGTAAGATCGAGATGTTAACCGTAGCTGACGTAATAGATAAATACGGTTACCTGATGACGGAAGAGCAGCTTAATTCTATTGAAGCTATCTATCCAGTAAGATCTGCAGGTTATCCTATACAGGGTTACCAAAATGATGGTTCTTACTACGATGCTACCAAGTCTCACGATTGGAATACAAATAATCCATCATTAGCGTACAGACAGTACACTTCAATGTGGGATAATAATCTTAACGGAGGCGATGTAATAAACTGGATCATGAGTAATGGTGAAGACTATACTGATATGGGTTCAGCCTTTTTATTACGTACAACTACAGCATATTGGAAATCACAACGTAAGGTAGGACACTTAACAAAAGTAAATATCGATGGTGAAGTTATAACAGACATCGTAGATGAAAGTTACCTTGTAACAGACAAACCGGTTTACAATAACACGCTTATCAAAAACAAAACAAAAGATACTTTAGTATTTGGAGAGCACATTGATTGGATCTGGATTAATCAAACCTGGGGTGGTGTAAAGATAGGACCTAACCATCCATCATTCTGGGGTATGAACAATCCCGGAGGAGTTAATCCAATGTATCTAGGAATAGATCAAAACAAAATGGGCCCATTACGCTTTCAGTTCAAAGGAGACAGTTCGCTTTACGGATGTAAATTCCCTGTAGAAGGAGCTGTATTTTCTGACCGTAACACGCGCTCAACTGCTTTGATTGATTTGATGAAGCCTTACCAAATTGGATACAACATGGTGAACAACCAGATAGCAGATATTTTGGTGGATGAATTAGGTACAGTAATCATGTTAGATCAGAATGCTTTACCTCGACATTCGATGAACGAGGATTGGGGAAAGAACAATCTGGCTAAAGCTTATGTAGCTATGAAGAACTTCCAGATGCTACCTTTAGATACAAGCATTACTAATACAGAGAATGCTTTAAACTTTCAGCATTTTCAGGTAATGAACCTAGAACAAACACAACGTATGTTATCTAGGATCCAAATGGCTAACTACTTTAAACAACAATGTTTTGAAGTTATAGGTATTACACCACAAAGGATGGGTCAACAATTAGGACAAACGAATACGGCTACAGGAGTTGAGCAAGCAATAGCTGGTTCATATGCACAAACAGAAACATACTTCATACAGCACTCAGATTATCTAATGCCTCGCGTGCATCAGATGCGTACAGATCTTGCGCAGTATTATCATTGTAAAAAGCCTTCAGTACGTTTACAATACATGACGACAAAGGACGAATCTGTAAACTTCCAGATTAACGGTACTGATCTTTTACTACGTGATATAAATGTCTATGCTGTTACTAAAGCAAACCACAGAGCTGTGATAGAGCAAATGAAACAACTGGCCATGACTAACAATACAGCTGGCGCATCTATTTACGATTTAGGAAATATCATGCAAGCAGATTCTTTATCAGAACTTACCGGCGTGTTGAAACAAACTGAACAGAAAACAGATGCTCAACGTAAAGGTCAAATGGAACATGATGAGAAAATGAAACAAATGGAAATGGAACAAGCAATCCAAGAGAAGAAAATGCAGCTTGATCATGACGTTCTTGAGAAAGAGAAAGATAGACGCAAAGATATACTTGTGGCTGAAATCAAATCTGCCGGTTACGGTGCTATGCAAGATATGGATAAGAATAATCAATCTGATTATATCGATTTCCTTGACAAGATGCAGCAAACAGACGAGTTTCAACAAACCATGAGCTTATCGCAAAATAAAGAAAACACAAGAAGTCAACAGTTCAACCAGAAGCAAGATATAGAGAAACAAAAGATGGATAATCAGATGGCGATGAAGGATAAAGATCTGCAAATTGCGCAGACAAATAAGAACCGTTTTGATAAACCAAAAGAAAACGCAAAGAAGAAAAAGTAGTCGTAGTGATATAGTGCCGCTTTTCTTCTTTTTTTTTCGAGGATATATAACTTTATAAGGTTTAAACCATTATTTTTGTTTATATTATAAATGTCAGTCAAACCAAAAACCAAATAACATGAGTGATAATAGTTCAACAACAGTAACCGAAACAGACTTAGATATCAATGATATTCTAGGTATGCCGGGAGCAGAGAGTGTAATGACTCCTGCAGGGAATAAAGAAGAAAAACCAAACTTGTTTACAAGCAAACCTGTAGACATGTCGTTCATTGAAAATGATGATGAAGAAGATACAGCAAGTACAGGTACTTCTAAAGCTCCTATAGCTGCTAGTAATGAATCACAAACATTTACTAATAGCGAAGGCACAGATGAGTTACAGAATCTTTTAGATGAAACTGACAAAACTGGCCGACCAAAAGTAAGTAAGGATGCTATGATCGAGTTAACCAAAAAGTTAATCGAGCAAAAGAAACTTATTCCTTTTGATGATGAGAAGCCAATTGAGAAGTATACTGTTCAAGACTTTGAAGAGTTATTAGAAGCTAACATGCAAGAAAACGATCGTAAAGTTCGTGAAGAAGTGCCTAGAGAGTTTTTTGATAATCTTCCAACAGAGTTAAAAATTGCTGCGAAGTACTATGCAGATGGTGGAAATGACCTTAAGGGACTTTTCCGTTCATTGGCTCAGGTAGAAGAAATAAAGCAATTAGACCCTAGAGATCCAAATGATCAAGAGGATATCGTAAGAGCCTACCTACATGCTACTCAGTTCGGTAATTCTGAAGAAATCGAAGAAGAAATTATCAGCTGGAAAGACCATGATCAACTTGATGCGAAAGCATTAAAGTTTAAGCCTAAACTAGATGCGATGCAACAACAATATGTAGCTCGTCAACTACAACAACAAGAAGTACTTCGCAATCAGCAACACGAGCAATCCAAACTTTACATGAATAGTGTATATAGTGTACTCGATCCAGGTGAGTTAAATGGGATGAAGCTTGACAAAAAAACTCAAAGTGCTTTATACGCTGGTCTGATTCAGACAAATTACCCTTCTATTTCAGGTAAGCCTACTAATCAATTAGGACACCTTTTGGAAAAATATCAATGGGTAGAGCCACGTCACGATCTAATCGCTGAAGCTCTATGGTTGTTATCAGATCCAGAAGGATATCGTGCTAAAGTAAAAGAAGGCGGTGCAAAAGCTGCTATTGAAAAAACAGCACGCATGCTTAAAACAGAAGAAAAGAATAAAATAGGCTCTTCACAGAGCTATGATGATAATGACGAGTTTACAACTAAACCATCACAAAAACTCTCAAGACCGTCACAAGGATTTTTTAAACGATAACACAAACAACAATTATAAACAATCAAATCTAAAATCAAACAATGAGCACTCCAGTATTAAACAATGGTCTCTTTTTACGTGATACGAACTACCAAGCTAGTTCGCACGTTGATTCATACCACTTGGTGAACATGTTAAAGAACGCTGAACCGATGGACATGGGTCCTGTAGATATTTGGGCTATGGCTCAAAAGGTTGAAATGCCTCTTTACCAATTGTCATCTTTCGGTGGTAAAAACATTATCATGGTAGATAATGTACGTGGTGAGTACAAATGGCAAACACCAGTTTCCCAAAACTTGCCTTACATTCTTGAAGACATTGAACCAGATAATATCACAAAAGGTATTGACGGAACAACCTTCAAAATCAAAATTAGCCGTCGTGAATTTGGTCATGGTGATATCGTCACTTATGATAAATACAACGGTTGTGAGATGTACATCACTGTAGATGACATTCTTCCGGTACAAGATGGTTTCATCTATACTGTTCAATTAGTTAACAATGATAACTACCGCTATCTTGATAACAAATACCTTGCTAACGGAACTAAAATCTTCCGTAAAGGTTCTGCTCGTGGAGAATATGGAGAACGTTTCTCTGATATCCGTACACAAGCTGGTTTCCGTGAATTCTACAACTTCGTAGGAGGAGCAGAAGCTCACGTTCACTATTCAGTTTCTTCTCGTGCTGACTTGATGGCTCGTGGTGGTCTTAATGCAGATGGTACTATTCCAGTAACTGAAATCTGGAGAAACTTTGATAAATCTATGGATCCGGCAATCACTAAGATTGAGGACATGGTTTCTAAAATGGGTAAAGATTATGTTAAACGTGCTATGGGTAATGGTACTTTGACTCGTACATTCCTTACTACGATGGAAGCAGCTCACTTAACAAAAGTAGCTACAGATATCGAGACTTACTTAATGTGGGGTCATGGTGGTCGCGTTCGTCAAGACGGTCCAGATGATATCCGTATGTCAGTAGGTTTATGGAAACAATTGGATAACTCTTTCAAACGTGTATACAACAAATCAAGCTTTAGCTTAGAGTTGTTCCGTTCTGAATTGTACAACTTCTACGCAGGTCGTGTGGAATTCCAAGGTCCAGATCCTAAACGTCAATTGATCGTTCAGACTGGTATGGGTGGAATGAGAATGGTTAACGAAGCAATCGCTCGTGAAGCTGCTAACTCAGGTCTAGTTATTCAAGCTGCAAGCAACAATGGTATTGGTGCAATCAGCGGACAAGGAATGGATTTAGGATTTGGATTCGCTTACACTAGTTATGTGATTCCTTTCTTGGCAAATGTTAAATTTGTCTTGAATCCTGCTTTCGACAACTTGCATACAAATGACATCGAGAATCCAATCATCGATGGTAACCCATTATCTTCATATAGCTTTATCATCTTCGATATCACTGATACTGGAAATGATAACATCTTCTTATTGAAGTTATCTTGGGATAACCAATTGAAATGGTGGTATCAAAACGGAACAATGGATTACATGGGTAAAACTCAAGGATTCACTTCTTCCGGTCAATTCAACGGTTACCGAGTATTCATGACACAAACAATGCCTGCGATTTGGGTTAAAGATCCAACCAAAGTATTGAAAATTGTTATGAGAAACCCGATCACTGGTGGATCATTCTAAAAAAAAATCAGGAGGAGAGGGTTTCCTCTCCTTCTTTTTTTTATATTTGCAGTATAAACCAACAACAAAAACCAACCAACAATGAGCAAAATCACACTTGTAGAATTACCTACGGTCATGGACCACGGTAAAGTATCTATTAAACCGTTCTTTAACTCGAACTCAGATAACCTGGGTTTGCAAAATTATGGACTAACCCTTTTCGACGGGATCTTCCATGAAGAACAATTATCATGCATCGAGAGAAATGGAACGATTCGTTACATAACAGGACTAAACCCCTTTGCTCCCGAAGTAAAAATGTTAGCTGATCCAAAAGTAAGAGAAGCTAGAATCAAAGAGATTAACAAGATTGTTGCATTATTAGAAGCAGAACTAGCTTCAAACATTTTGGATCCAGAAGATCCGGAACTTTGGAACAAAGTAAAACTTCTTGCACCAAACAACCATGATTTCTGGGGAAAAATCACAATCCGTTGTGGTAATGAAACAGTATTTATGGATCCTGAAAAGAATGCGTTCGATATGTTAAAGCTTTGCGCAATTGAAGCTGGTGGATTTTCAATCATAGCTAAGAGTTATGACGATGCAAAATCTGCAGCAGTAGCACCAAAGTTTTACCTTGATAAATCAATCGATACTATTTCTACAAAAACTGAAGGCAAGAAACTTAAGAACAAAGCTTTATCTGAGCTTGAGTCAATGTTTAAGAAAAATACAAACAAGCTATTCTATGTAGCTAAGGTTGTTGATGGAAATAGTGTTCAATATAAAAAGTCCACACCTAATGATATTATCTATGATAACATGGATAAGTACATCACAGGCGAGGGTCTTGAAAAGAATCTACGCAGAGCTGCGGAAAGCTTTATTACAGCGTGCGAACTTGACATGGAAACATTAAAGTTGAAGAGCTTGATAAAAGATGCAACTTTCTACAAAATGATTGCTACAAAAGGTGACGGTATGATTTACCACACTAATTCAGCAAGCATGATGGGACGTAATTCATCTGAGTGTTTAGAGTTCTTGAAGAACCCTTTAAACGATAAAGTACTTGCCGAGTTAATGGGACAAGTAGAAGTATACTGGAAAAAATAACAATAATCTATATAACCATGGCAAAAGATAAAAATGAATACCCGGTTGTGTCTATGACACCTACTCCTTATAAAGGAGGAATGAATTCCTACCCAACAGTAGTATTGAATCCAACACGTTATAATGGTGGATTGAATAACTACCCAGTTGTAGTTACTAATCCGACTCCTTATACAGGTGGTCGTAATAAATCAGTAAACGTTAAATAAGATGAAGCAGAACAAAATAGCTCAAGTAGCTAAGAAAGCTACCGCTAAATCTAACTCGACAAAAGGTACAAATCCTGTACCTAAAGGCGCAATCCCTGCCAAGAAAATGGGTGGTTCAATGAAAAAAGGAAAATGCTAATAGCATAGTCCAAAAAAAAACAATCATGGCAAAACAAGACCCAAAAAAAACAACAAAACCTGCAGAAAAAAAACGTGTATATAAACCTAGTGCAATGCAGAAAATGCAATATGCTCTTACAGAAAAAATGCCATTTGGTGTACCTGGAGATGCAAAAGAATCAAGAAGAACTGATTCAATTATGGATTCTAATGAAATGATGAGATTGCGAGATAAGCTTGGATATGAAAAGAAAAAAGGTGGAGCTATGAAAAAAATGGCTAAAGGTGGATCAACTAAAAAAAAGTAATATGCCGAAAGTACAAGCAAAGAGATCTCAATGGGATATTGAAGATGCTCATAGAACTTTACAAAGAGCAGAAAGTATAAGAAAAGATGGAGGAATGATGAAAGATATTATTAATCATCATAATCTTTTGACTAAAGCTCTAGGAGGCGTTGCTAAAGCAACATCAAGTAAACCTTCTAAAAAGAAGTAACATGGCAAAAGCTAAAAAAGATTGGATCAAAGATGCAGTAAACCCAGCACATAAGGGTTACTGCACTCCAATGTCTAAAGCTACATGTACACCGAAACGTAAAGCTCTTGCCAGAACTTTTAAAAAAATGGCTAAGAATAAGTAATGATGATATACGAACCTTCCAATAGAGTAGACGTATCTACACCTAAAGGAGACGGAATCATATGGTTAGTTACTGATTATGGGCATGAGACTGATACAATCTATACAGTAATTCTTAATGATACTGGTGAGATGTGGCAGTTTACACACAAAGATATTAGAGTAAAAAAGAACATAACATTTGGTAGATGTGGCAAAGGAAATGATAAAGCGTAAAGATGGCAGTGTATCTCAAAGAGGACTTTGGGATAATATCAGAGCTAACAAAGGTTCTGGTAAAAAAGCTACCAAGGAAATGCTTAAACAAGAAAAAAAGATTAAAGCTAAAACTAAAAAGTAATGGCAAAAAGTCCAGCATGGCAAAGAAAAGAAGGTAAGGCTCCTAGTGGGGGTCTTAATGCTAAAGGTAGAGCTTCATATAATAAAGCTAATCCAGGATCAAACCTTAAAGCTCCACAACCTGAAGGAGGATCTAGAAAAAAATCATTTTGTGCTAGGATGTCTGGCATGAAGAAAAAACTTACAAGTTCAAAGACAGCTAATGATCCTGAATCAAGAATCAATAAGTCTTTAAGAAAATGGAAGTGTTAATCTAAACAACAAGAGTCATGGCAAAAGAAAAAGTAAATCCGTTAACCTTCTTCAGAGAAGCAAACGCAATTAGAGAAAAAGGTTTTGCAACTGGTGGTACAACTACTACAGGTGTAATTAATGATTACAGTCAAAAGTTTCCTAAAGGTAAAGCCGGAGGAACAGGTTATGTACCAGGCACACCAGCACCAGCTTACAAAAAAGGCGGAGCTAAAAAAAGCGGATACTAAATGGAAAATGCCACTATCTTTCTTAAGATAAAACAAAGGCTTAATAAGCTTGCTAGTAATGACTATGATAACATAGAATGCTGGCAAGTTGTTGAGGCCTTTAATAAGGGCATGACTC